TTTCTACGTTGTGATAGTCTTTGTAATAGGTTTCTTCTTTCTATGGCGTTGGGCGACTTCTCTAACATTTCATAGATTTTCTCTTGTGACTCTAAAAAGAAGTCGCTCCCGTAAAATATATCGACCTTCACTCGGTCTTTGCCATATTTTAAACTCAACAACATCTTATCACTTGCTTGTCTTGAGAACGAAAGTGTTTTAGATAACCAACGTAATTTATCATCCCTTGCTACAAACCCTTTTGCTACTTGCATTTCGGTCATTGACGCTTCATTCCCTTCGGAGTAATCCCCAATAGCATAAATAATAATGTTGTTCTCTAATTCATTTATTCTGTCATTGATATAGTCTAGTATCTCTACTGGTGTATGATAAAAAGTAAGAAAGTGCTTAGATAGTTCCATGTCAATACTACCATCTGCTTTTTCAATCGCTGGGGTTTCTATAACCGTGCCTGGTTGTAGTATGCTCCCTTTTCCACTTCCTGCCGTTCCTCTTGCTTCGGCTGATACTTGACTTCCCAACTGTTCAACACTCATTGGCTCTGCACCATTATTGTCGAAATCTTGATCGTTACCGTTAATTTCTTTGGTCTTAATCTTAGTTACTATTGGGAAAGCACCGCTAGAGTGTGTCATTCTTTGCAACGTAACTAAGAAGCAATATTCTTCTAGGTCTGAGCGTAAATAACTAAAAATTGATTGTTTTACTATTGGGTCATTGCCAAAGTTATCATCTACCACAAATGTAGCAGGGCATTGTCCGTAATCATGTGGCTCACCAAATAAGAAGGTGTAATCTTTATCGTAAAACTCGTAACGTTGGTCATCTAAATAAACATAGCCATAAATATCTTCACCATTAACGTTTACCATTGCGGTATAGGCTATTTTCTCAATTATGTTACGCTTTACTTCAATTGACACTACCTTATCAATGCTTACAAACTCTCTGTATGGGTCATTAACATCTTTTAGGTCGTGTACTATAATATCGTTGTAACGAAATAACACAGCATCGAACAATCTACGCTCAAAATCACTTTCAAGTTCTATTGGTCTGTCTATTGGTTTTCCGTTAATTATGTAGTTAAAATGTGAATCCTCACTAAAGAACACTCTCGTTAGTGGCTCTTTAATTCGGGTGTTTACTAATTTAGAAGAAGGATTGGGGTTTCTGAAGTATTTGTAAAACGACAGAAAGTTATCTGTTTTGAAAATCGACTTTACCCAATTTAAAAAAACATCGTTATCGTAAAACTTCCTATTAGCATATTCTTCAAAATAGGCGACACGACTTTCTTCCTGAATTTCAGAAGTGATAAAATAAGAAATTTGTTTTTGTTGTCTAACAGCTAAATCTAACGAATTACTGTTACACTTTTTTTCTATAAATTTTTTAGACATCTAAACATTAGGTATGGGCATAGTCTTTTATACCAATGTTGTATTTGTTACAAATGTAGTGATTTTCTATTTATATATACAAATTAAAAATCAATTCCAAGTTGTAGTTAGGTTTGCGGTTGTATTTTTTATATCAAAAAACACTCTCATTAATAGCATATCTCGCCAATCTGGAGACCTACCAATATCTTGTTTTATATCGCCTTTACTCTTGCAATCTAGCTTTCTTTCAGGGTCTTGCTCTCCTTTGCTTTGTATTTGGGTGAGTTCCTCCATTATTTGTTGCTTATCCGTTCCAGTAAGGTCAGCATCTATGTTTAATCCACCTTCATTTATCTTATCGGCTAGTAAATATAGGCATTGCACTTGTAAATTCTTATAGTTTGGGCTGTCTTTACCTTTTCGCCTTGCCCTTGCGTTGTTTTTAAAGCCAATAGCACCTGCGCCATCGGTAACACCGCCACCAACACCATCATCATCAACAACCGTTCTAGTTCTTGGTATTTTATACTTAAATCTTAGGGTTTTTATGGCTAGTTCAACGTCTGTGGTCTTAGATATGTCTAAACTTATTACTTCTTTTAAGTTCCAACCGTCCCAATATCCTATTCTGGCTTTATCGCTACCAAAACGAGCAACATCAGCAGTAATATACCGCTTTCCACTTGGCACATGGTCATTACTAAAGATAGCCTCAATCATTTCTTGCTCTGCTAGTTGAAATGGGTTATCTTCATACTCCCAATTACCTTTAAATAGCCTTTCGTACTGTACTTTATCGGTACTTGCTTGCCTACGTAAGTTATCAATGTATTTTTGCTCAATAAATGGGTTTTCGGTAACTAAACAATTAAGATATATCCTTTTAAAGTTGGCTTCGTCCTTATTTTCCTCGTATAAACTGCCATTTTTATGCTTATCGTAGAAGTCTGTCTTTGCCCAATTACGTTTTGGGTTACAGGTCATAAATACAGTTCCAGGAATATCATAATCCTCATTCATGTGACGGCCAACCCTTGTTTGTAGTGCGTTTACTGCTTTTGGGTGTATTTCCCCAACTTCTTCAAACCAACCGCCTGTATATTCGGTAGAACCTACATCTTCATACATTGGGTCACTCGGCTTGTAGGAAACCTCAATTAAATTGATATAACTCCTATTAGTAAACTCTATAAAGTTCTTTTGGGCATTAAATTTGTAATCTGTTATACCGTATTCTGTACATACCTTCTTAAAAGTAACCATTACAGAATCTAAAATGTCTTTTAACTCCTTACGTGCTATAAACCATCTAGTTTTTGGGAAACAAAGGCACATAAATACTATCCATGAAACGCCAGTCCATGACTTAGCACCACCAGCAGCTCCACCGTAGAGGAATTGATCGTACTTGCCATTTCTTAATATAGTAAGGGCTTGTTTTTGTTTTTCGTGAGAAACACTATCGCCTTTATTCCAAACATCACTTGTGTTTTTGGCTAACCCCTCAACAATAAAGCTGAAATCCCCTTTACGGAACATTTCAGCATATATATCTATTAGTTTTAATTCGCTTGTAAACTGCTCTAGTTTCTTTTCATCTAGCATTAATCATCTGTTATTTGGGCTTCAACTGTTCTTAAAAAGTTTATCTCAAAGGGCGAGAACTCAATCCCACTTTGCAGAACACTACGCTCATATAAAAACGTAGTGCCTTCACATTTCTGAACGTGTTTCATGTACTTTTGTAGTATTCTAAATACTTCTGTTTCTTCTTTGCTCATTTAAAAGTTTTTTAGTTGGCACTTTTGGCGTGCTTTTGCGTTTATACTTAGATAATTTCTGTTTTACCTTATGCTCATTAAACATATCTTCAAAGTCCTTTTCGCTTTGATTAACTCTTTTACCAATGGTATAAAGAATAAATATTATACCAAAGATAAGAAAAGTTGCTATTAATATAATCCACCACATAATTAAAAAGGTAAATCGCCCTCGTCTTGGTTTCCTAAAGGCTCAGTGTATTCTTGTTTGCCTTTTTGGGGATTTTCTTCAACAGTTATAGCTTCAATGCGCCAGCCTTGTATGGTATTAAAGTATTTCACTTCTCCTTGTGGTGAAGTCCACTCACGACCTCGTAAATTCAGGCTAACTTTCACGTCTTGCCCAATAGAATAGGCATCTAAAAGCTCAGACTTGTCTTGTATAAACTCAACAAGTATATGCTGAGGATATTGCTCACTTGTTGTTACTACCAAATCTCTTTTACGAAATCCTTTAGATCCAAATTCCTGCGTTTCTCCAATTAATTTAATTTTACCTTGTATTTCCATCTTTAATTTATTTTGGTTTTCTATAATCTTTTATAAATGTAAGTAATATTTCTTCAAGCATTGGGGCTTGGTCAACGCCTATTTCATCGCAAATGTTCCCAAACTCAATAACAACCTTTCGCCTTACACTCCTATTGAAAGGAATCTTTATCTCAAGGCTGTTTAACGTTTTTCTTCTCTTTCTGCGTTTCTTAGCCATATCTAAATTAAAAAGGGGTGCTTCGCACTCTGCGAAATGTTAATCATTAATAAAACCAATTCATTATGAAGTTTGCACCCCTAATTTACCTTAATAGTGTTTTTAGCCTCTTTAAAAAGCGACTCATCAAATAATCTTTATGCTTGTCTGGTATTGATAATCTAGTGGGCAAAATGCTATCTATCTCTTGTTGGGTAAGAGAATCTATTTTAGAAACATACCACTCGTCCAAATCCTTCTCAAATTCTTCAAAACAAGGCTCACCCCTTTGAAATCCCCAAGAACTAATCAACTCTTTCTTTAAATAATCACTCATAGCATCTATATTTAAGTTTAACCCTCTTTATCTATTGTTTTAGTAGTTGTTGTTTAAACTTGAAATTGCCCATCTTAAACCTTGTCTAAATCCACTTGCTTCAGCACTTGTAATTTTATCTTTTTGATTACCGATAAATGAATCGTGCTTACTTTGTAATTCATCACTAATAGCCTCTACCTTTGCTTTGTGGTAGGCTTCTAGCATTTCATTTATTGCAAATGGCGTTAAAGTGTTTACTTGGTTATATTGTAATCCTAAATATTTTTTTCTAAATTCGTTTGCTTTCATAGTAAAGAGTTTTGTATAAATCTAGTTAGTGTAATAGCGTCGTCTTTGTGTAAGTAATTGTAAGCACAAATATCAAGACCTTGTTTTATCGAAATTTCAAAATGACCATCTGAATCTAGTGGATTAATAGTAAAACCATCTAACTCCATCGGCTCACTTATATCAGGGGCGGTTAATATATCAACCCTATCCTTTAGCTTTTTATAACTCTCACTAAATTCATGCCCAATACTAATTTCTCCTTTATCAGCCAACAAATCATGTAACTTAAAAAGATCTTTGATTAATTTATTCTTTTCACTCATATATCCAGTCTTAAAGTTAATACTATTCAACATCGGGCAACTCTCCCAACAATATTACTCCGTAGGAGTCGTTTTTTTTCCGCAATCACAACTAAGCTTGCCCAACTCATAACCTACAACAAACATCTCAACCCATCTAACCAAACCTCGTGTACGCTTATTCTGGGTAACCTTCCTGTAATAACCATAATCAATACCATGTGACTCGCAAAATATCCTGCCATTTCCATAATCAGACTTAATTATAACCTTAAACCTATCCAAATATCCCATCTATTACCCCGTTATTTTACAAATATACGCAAGATGTATATACAAAGGGTACAAAATAACGTCTTTTTTTAGGATTTCTGAAAAATTATTGTACGGGGTGGAAATGGGCCACCCCTTATTTTTTTAGGGGGGCCTGTCTCTTTGTTGTGCTTCTTTAGTCTGTTGTTTAGGGCCTTAACTACATCAGCATCACGCCTTCGGCACTCTATTTGCTGCCCTTGTTTAGTATGTTCGCTAGTACTTTGAGTTCGTTTACATTAAGCTGCCCTATATTAACATTTGGCGCTTTCCCTTTGTTGTCTAACTCATAATTGTTGAGCATCTTATTAAGTATTTCTACTGCTTTAAGCTTATCAGTTAACCTTACTTCTAACACCTCCTCTGTTATCGGCTTTCCTTTGGGATCGTAGAACGTTTTTTTACGGTGCTTTATTGACTGAATGCATTGCCTCGCCTCACGTGGTAAGCTTTTAACCTCTTGAGGCGTTAAGCTTATATAGTCGGTTGCGTCTGAGTATATCCAGGTTATTAGTTCGTTTATTACTTGTTCTGGCTCGATGTTTGTTTGCGCTCGTAGTTGTTGGCGCTTCTCGCCTATGTACGCTTTAACATGGTCCAACTTTGATATAGTGTTGAATAGGCTTCGGCTCGTTGCTTCTGTTATTCCTGGTCTATGCTTTAGTATTGCTTTACTGCCATTAAAACCATTATTGAAATACTCATCTATTATTAAGAAGTGTTGTTCGTGCTGGAGTTCTCTGCCTTCTATATTTACCAGCTCTTTTGATCTACTCATATTTTTAGAAGATTTAATTTGTGTTTATGTTTTTGTTACTTTCACCATTAAAAAGCACGTTTTAACATTTGATTCAGTTTATTTGTTTTGCTTGTTGTTTTGTTTACTCTCTCTCTTTGTTGTTTATTACATTGGCTTTTTCTATTGGCTTAATCTAGTAGCAAAGTTAGTAAATTATATTGTTATTTATTCATTGCGTTATCTCTTAGCGTGTTTTATTCTCTTTACTGTATGTTTGCTCTTCCTTTGTTTTATTGGTTCTTACATTGGTTTACAAGAGCTTTTTTACATTGGGTTTTTTGTTGAATTTATGCGTTATAAGATTAAACAGTATTAAAATACTTTACTTTAGTGTTAAACTTTAACATTTCTTTAACACTTTTATTCGTTTGTTAGTTGTAAATTAGCATAAGCTTTAATGCCTGGGTGTTGTTTGGCACTCTTCCGAAATAGAACGGGTTTTTTACCTTAGTAATTAGTAAGACGATTCAAACCTATTGAAAAGCAGTATAAATGCTTTGATTAGTTGCTAAAGGGTTTAAAAACCTCATTTAGTTATCTGCAATTTGCAAAGGTTGGATAATAGAAAAGAAAAAATATTTTAAAATAGCGCATTGCTTTTGAGTTTACCGTTTAAATGCTTTTTGCATACTGGC